TAAACCTTGTAGACCAAATACTGCCCATACTGGAAGATGGTGGTGTGTACGTTGACTTCGAAGACCATAGAGAACAACACAACTATGAATTCAAGGCCGTGGACAAGGATTATCTTGCACACATCACATGGCCAGACAACCATCCATGTGCGGGACAACCCATACAGTTGAGGGACTACCAGGTAGAGACCATAAACAAATTCATCGAGAATCCACAGTGCATACAGGAGATCGCCACCGGAGCAGGTAAGACCATAATAACCGCGGCGTTGTGCCAACTAGTGGAACCTTACGGCAGGACACTGACCATAGTGCCCAACAAAAGTCTTGTGACACAGACCGAAGAAGACTTCCTTGCTTGTAATCTAGATGTTGGTGTGTACTACGGCGACAGGAAAGAACTAGGTAGGTTCAACACCATAGCCACGTGGCAATCGTTGAATGTGTTAGAGAAGAAAAGTAAGGACGAGCACACAACCGAGTTCCTAGAAGCCATACAAGGCATCAACACCATAATAATAGATGAGGTTCACATGGCAAAGGCGGACGTGTTGAAGAGATTGCTCACAGGTCCTTTCGCACACTGTGGCATACGTTGGGGACTGACCGGTACCGTGCCAAAGGCGGACTACGAATTCATGGGATTGAAATGTAGCATAGGCGAAGTGGCCAACAGGATACAGGCCAGTGAACTACAGGACAAGGGAGTGTTGGCCAATTGCCACGTCAATGTACTACAGACACAGGATCACCCACAGTTCAAGACCTACGGGGAGGAACTTAAATGGCTCACAACAGATCAAACTAGAATGACATGGGTGGCACAGACCATTGAAAGCATAGCCACATCGGGCAACACACTGATACTGGTGGACAGGATATCCGCCGGTGAGATACTCGAAAAGAAAATCAAGGACGCTGTGTTCGTGTCCGGAGCAACCAAAAACATAGACAGGAAGGAGCAATATGATGAAATATCTACTGCGACAAATAAGGTTATTATTGCCACATATGGAGTTGCCGCTGTTGGCATTAATATTCCTAGGATTTTTAATCTTGTTCTCATAGAACCAGGCAAGTCATTCGTGAGGGTGATACAGTCAATAGGACGTGGGATCAGGAAGGCAGAGGACAAGGACAGTGTGCAGATCTGGGACATTACCAGCAGTTGCAAGTTCGCGAAAAGACACCTAGGGGCGAGGAAAAAGTTTTACAAAGAGGCCAATTACCCGTATAATATAGAAAAGATAGATTATGAAAATCCTTACACTTGATGACAGGACATACAAATTAGAGAAGATCCCAGAATGGGTGGATGAGAAATTGAGGTTCGCAGTGCTAGACAATTCTGATCCTAACAACCCAGACTTCTTCTACATACCTTTGATATTCCTGGAAAGTTTCAACGCACCCGCGGCGGTGTTGGAGATCGGTGATCACAAGATCAAGATGCCGTTAGATTGGAAGATGCTGATAGGCGAGGCCGGACAGTCAGAGATGCATGTGTTACCGATAACCAGTCTCAACGACAGAGGTTTTGACGCTTTCACATTCAATCCGTTATCCAGCACCAAACCTGAATTCATGCCCATAGACGTGGTGGACATCTACACAGAAGTAAAATGGTACTTCCCCAAGATCAAGTCGGGACAGATGTTGGCAGTTCCATTGACCAATGGACGTAGACCCATGTGTGCCTATTTCGTCAAGGACATATCCAGGCAGTGCGAGCAGGTTGATTATGGCTCAGTCTGGTAGGCGAACAATCACGATAGATGCGCCTGTAATAATAACCAGCAACAAGATTGCTGTGTGGATGAATGAGGATTGGATGCATGACTTCTTTGACTTCATGAAGGAGAATAAATTCAAACTTTCAGGTTTACAACACATGCATAATAAAATAAAATTAACATTCGTAACAGCAAAAGAATGTACGATGTTTGGATTAAAATATGCCAGCAGAAAAAAATAGAAAATTTTTTGATTTGAGGAATGGTCTTAAGGCCGTGGACTTTAGGAACAAAGACTACTTTGACAGGATAGACGACAAGGAGCAGTCATTGTATTCACCTTACATGCTGATGAGGTATGTATCGAGCTGTTCTTCCAAGGATCGTTTCTACGTGGAACATTACGTGGAGATGATCAATGAATGTGTTAATAAAAACATGAAAGAGCTATCATGGTACAAAAATCATAAAAAATTATCTTGGATATTAACTTCTATGTGTGGTTCTCTGCAACAGCAGTTTCATCCATTTATTAAACCCATGAAGAGAGTTACAAATAAAAGTTTAGAAAAATTATCAAAAATATATCCACAATGGCACATAGATGATTTAGAAGCACTAGACAAAATATTAACTGATCGAGAACTAGAGGAACTACTTGAAGAGCATGGCATCAACGAATAAATGCACATACTGTGGCAAGGAGTTCGCTAAGGAAAGAACCTTGCAGGTACACCTGTGTGAACCCAAACGCAGATATCTACAACGAGATGAGAAGTGGGTGGTCAACGCATTCATGGTGTTCCAGAGATTTTATCAGATACACCAACACAACTCCAAACCTAAGACATACGATGATTTTGTCAAGAGCGCATACTACAATGCGTTCGTTAAGTTTGGCAGATACATCATGCATATCAACCCATTGTATCCAGACAAGTACATAGACTATGTGCTACGATCAAAGATCAAACTAGACCACTGGGCTAGAGATGATCTATATGAGGAGTACCTGATAGAAACTTTGAAGTCAGAGCCGGTAGAATCGGCCTTGCAACGTAGCATAGCGACAATGATGGACTGGGCTAACGAACAGAACGCACAGTGGAGTGACTACTTCAGATTGGTCAACACCAATCGAGCAGTGCAACACATACAACAAGGTGCGATAAGTCCATGGCTACTGTTAGGTTGCAGTGCAGGAAAGAAAATGTTAAAATCATTTAACGACGAGCAACTACAGATGATAGAGAGATTCATAAACCCAAGTTTCTGGCCAAGCAAGATCAAGAGCTATCCAGCAGACCTATTGTTGGTTCAGGAGACGGCTAGGGAGGCCAAGATTGTCTAAGATTGATCTAGAGATAGCGGACAATTTGGATTTCGAAGACGGGGACTGTGCGGTGGTAATCAAAGAAGACGGATCAATAGGAAGGGTGATTATGCCAGACATCAACAGGAATGTTCTTGATTCAGAAGGATACAGGAAACTGTTAGACGTACTAGAAGTTTTACAGCCGGGATCACGTGACAAGATGATACAACATGCTGAAAAAGGCAAAGGGAGTATGCACTAATGCCTGATGTAGATATAGACTTCTTCGACAGGGACGGGGTGCTGAAACTTTTCAAACACACACCGGCATCGATGATCAAAGATGGCAAGACCGAAAAACACAAGACGGGAGTTTACTTCCATGCTGTTCCTGAACACCCAGTGACTGGAAACTCATCGTTAGATTACAAGAAGGCCGAGGACAGAGGATATTTCAAGATAGACATGTTGAACGTGAACATATACAAAGAAGTCAAGTCAGAGCAGGAACTGGTAGAACTAATGATACAGGAGCCAGATTGGGACATGCTGAAGGATCCAAAGACCGTGGAGAACCTTTTCCACCTAAATGGACACTTCAATATAGTGTCAAAGTTAGAGCCAAAGAATATCGAACAACTGGCCGCAGTGTTGGCCATAATACGTCCCGCCAAGAGGCAGTTGATGTACAAAGACTGGCAGGACATAATGAAGGAAGTGTGGACTAGACCCACAGACGGCTCATACTTCTTCAAGAAGTCACACGCTATAGCCTATGCACAGGCCATAGTGGTACAGATGAATCTCATTACGAGAGCTAAATATAGTTTTGATGCTACATCAAAAACCTAAAAAAAAGATACCCAAACATCCTAGTAAAAAACATCGCAGTCCAACTCGCTCCGAGCTCGGATCATACCAAGCCAACAATCCATTGACCAAGTACGTGGAAAGAGTCAATGGAATAAACTGTACTGAGAAGAACTAGACTGGTTTGCGGACCAATTGGATTGTCCTACGCTTGACGCGTTTCTTTGAGATATCAGAAAGTCTCACAGTTGGTCCATGCACTATCTCAACATCCTTAGAGTTCAAAGTGACTAGTGTGGTCCTGAAATACTTGAACTCACCTTTGAGGAATATGTTAATGGGCAGTTTACGATTGGACTCGTGCCACCAGGTCTCGCCACATTTAAGGTATCTCATCTTGTCCTGTGGTAGCATCAATCTACCGTAATCATAGAAACTGATCACGTTGGTGTCCTCGTTCTGTATTATGCCCACGTACTCCAGATCGCCCTTTCGGATCAGGCTCAGGAAAGGGAATTTATCCCTTAATGTGTTAAAAATTTCGTTCATTCTATATCTATAAATACTGTTAAATATGTACTATGCAAACAGTATCAAGGTATTTACTAGATCAATTGGTAATAGCCTACATAAATGGTTATCACGGAAGGAACTCAAAGGTGTACGATAGGCGATTAACACTGCACAGGGGTGTGAACAATCCCATAACTTTCACGTTCAAGAACGAGGACCAGAAGGCGCAAGACATCACAGCAAAGACCTACGAATTTAACATGATTGATACAGAGACCAAAAAAGCGGTGTTGACCAAGACACTGACTATATTGGACGACGGATCTACAGTGAGCACGAAAGGCGATGCGAGCTGTACGATCACAGAAGGTGACTTGTTGCCATTGGATGCCAAGTTCTACAACTTCTCTGTAAAGGAAGTTAAATCAGACGGCAGTAGAGAAGTCACATACGCCGACACAGGATACGCGGCCGCCGGTACCATAGAGCTGTTAGATGGCGCATATCCGGAATTTGTGGCTAGCACGGAAATTACCAGTTTTACATCAGCACAAGGACCTTTAACAAACACATCAGGCTCTATAGATGCTAGACCTGGAATTAATAATAACAAAGCACTACACACCATCGCAGTGTACACCAAGAACTTCTCAGGAAGCATGCGGGTACAGGGAACTATGAGTTCAACTCCTAGTTCTGGTGATTGGTTTGACATTACCATGGATGGTGAAGCAAATCCCACCAACACATTTACCAACTCTACCACAGTCACCAACTACAACTTCACGGGTGTGTTCCACAACATTAGATTCACTTGGGGCAACGACACAGGTAATACCGGCCTGATTGACAAAATACTCTACAGACAGTAAAATATAGTTTATGAACCTGATCCAGAACACAATTCTGACTAGCCTACCTGCGAATCGGAAGAAGACACCCAGTGGGTGGATCAGTTTCAACGCACCCTGCTGTGTGTACAATGGAGAGACTGCGGACAAGAAGAAGCGTGGTGGCATCATGACAAGTGCCGACGGCACCATCAGTTATCACTGTTTCAACTGTGGATTCAAGACCAGTTACGTGATTGGACGCAAGTTGACCTACAAGATGCGGCAGTTCATGGGCTACATAGGCATACCCGAAGACACCATCAAGAAACTGGCCATAGAGGCCATACGTGAAGAAGAGAGTGACGCCAAGTATGAGAAGAAGAAATTTGTAACTTTCAAAAAGAAATCCTTACCCAAGAACACACACAAACTGGACGTGTGGTTGGAGAAGTATGTGGCCAATGACCTAACGGAGCCACAATGGAAGAAGATAGACGGATTGTTGAAATATCTAGAAGGCAGGGGCATTGGAGCAGACTGGTATGACTTCATGTATTCGCCAGACAAGATGTGGGACATACATCAGAGACTGTTGATCCCGTTCTACTGGAAAGGAGAAGTGGTCGGTTACACGGGTCGGGTGTTTGAAGAGTCCAGGGCCGTGAAGTATTACACCGATGTGTGGCCGGGATACGTGTTCAACATGGACGCACAGGACTGGATGAGGAAATTCGTGTTGGTCACTGAAGGACCATTTGACGCCATAGCCGTTTCTGGTGTGAGCATACTAGGTTCTGAGGTAAACGAAACACAAAAGGAATTGATAGACGGACTGGGCAGGCAGGTTATAGTGGTACCTGACAGAGACGCACCAGGGCAGAAATTGGTAGACCAGGCTACGGAGTTTGGGTGGAGTGTGGCATTTCCAGAATGGGACAAAACGGTTGGCGATGTGGCGGATGCTGTGTTAAAATATGGTAGACTGTTTACTATACAATCAATATTGAAAACTACAGAATCTAGTAAACTTAAAATAGACTTGAAGAGAAAGATGTATGGCCGAATACACATTTGATGTACAGAAACTTTATATAGAGATGCTACTGGCAGATGCGGAATCTTTCGCTAGGGCACAGAACATATTCAAACCAGAATCGTTTGACCGTAAACTGCAACCCATAGCCAAGTTCGTCAAGGACTACATGGACGAGTACAAGGTCATGCCGGACGTGGAACAGGTCAACGCTAAGCACGACATCAAACTGAAGTCGGCCAAGGATCTAGATCCAAGCCACTTCAACTGGTTGCTGGACGAGTTTGAAACATTCTCGAGGCACAAGGCATTAGAACACGCAATACTTCAATCAGCGGACCTACTAGAGAAAGGCGATTATGCCCCAGTGGAGGACATGGTCAAGGAAGCGGTCAGCGTGGGACTGACCAGAGACCTTGGTACGGACTATTTCGAGGATCCCAAGGGAAGACTGACAGCCCTCAAGGACAATAACGGACAGATCAGTACTGGCTGGGCCAACCTAGACAAGAAACTGTTTGGCGGTTTCAACCGTGGAGAACTAAACATATTTGCAGGTGGATCAGGCGCAGGTAAGAGTTTGTTCTTGCAGAATCTTGCGGTGAACTGGGCCACTGCTGGTCTGAACGTGTGTTACATATCTTTCGAGTTGAGTGAACAACTTACAGCCATGAGGCTGGATGCCATGATGACCAACATACCTACACGTAAGGTGTTTCCGGAGATAGACAACGTGGAGATGAAGGTCAAGATGATGGCAAAGAAATCCGGACTACTACAAATCAAATACCTGCCAAGCGGTAGCAACGTGTTGGACGTGAGAACATATCTCAAGGAACTAGAACTCAAAACCAAAAAGAAGATCGATTGTATCTTGATAGATTACTTGGATCTCATGATGCCAAAGAGCAAGAAGATATCACCAGCAGACTTGTTCATCAAAGACAAATATGTTTCGGAAGAGTTGAGAAACCTTGTTGTTGAGAAACAGTGCGTGTTAGCAACAGCATCACAATTGAATAGAGCGTCAGTAGAAGAGATCGAGTTTGATCACAGTCATATCTCGGGCGGACTGTCAAAGATACAAACTGCAGACAACGTGATAGGTATATTCACATCAAGAGCCATGAAAGAACGTGGAAGATACCAAATACAGTTCATGAAGACTAGGAGTTCAAGTGGTGTGGGACAGAAAGTGGATCTAGAGTTTGATGTTGACAGTTTAAGGATCAGAAGTCTAGATGAGGATGATTCACAAAGTTACAATCAACAAGGTAAGAACAAAATATACAATTCATTGAAACAGACTTCCAAGGTCACATCAAATGATACACCGACAGATGCTAGGGATGAAATACTAGACCCTAGAAAAGGTGATTCTCTAGGGGTCAAGGTTAAAGCCACCGTCGAGGGCGGAAAACTAAGACAACTTTTAAACGAAATACATTCCGACGAAGAACAATAATATGAAAAAAGTACACAGCTGGTTCTTGCCAGACTATGATAAGCACTACGAGGAATGGATGAATATCAATAACGAAACCACATATCAAAGACTACAAAGAGAGTACGCTTTGAATCAAGTCAAAAACTTCCGGACAGCAATCGACATTGGTGGTAACATCGGTTTCTGGAGCAGAGACTTCTGTGACAGATTTGAGAACGTGATAATCTTTGAGCCGGATACCTCTAACATAGAGTGCTTGGAGGCTAACCTTTCAGACAAACAGAACTATGTGTTGCACAAAGTGGGTCTGGGATCAAAGGAAGAGGTAAAAACTTTCTACAAATCTTTGACCACATCAGGTGGACACAGTTTCTTCAGAGACCAAGTGTTTGAGGATCAAGTTGAAGAAAGTCAGTTGCAAATAAAAAGGCTAGACGATTACGAGTACAAAGATGTAGGACTGATCAAGATAGACACACAAGGCAGTGAGTACGATATACTGCTGGGAGCAGAACAGACGTTATTCGAAAACGATTGTGTGCTGAACGTTGAGATCGAACACAAGAACGAGGCACAGCGAACCAAAGGCAAACAAATCATATCATACCTAGACAGCCTAGGCTACAGCGAATTCGGCAGATCACGTAAGAAGGAAGTGGTCTTTACCAAGAGGCGTAAAGCGTAAATTACCAGAGATAGCGTAAACGAGAAAATAACGCGAAGCGTTAAAAAAGCGTAAAACCTGTTTGAATCAAACCATAATTAAAATTATCATATGCTTGGAAAAAACAAGAACATCAACCCATTTGGTAGCCGGACATACTGCATGAAACCATTCACAAGTGCTTTCTCTGATTCCGTCAACCGATATAGACTCTGCGCAGACTGTGGTATCACGAAGGAGATAGAACACATGACGCTCGAAAACACGTTACCCATGGACTATTTCTTTTCCCCAGAGATGGACAAAGTTAGAGAGAAAATGCTCAAGGGCGAGCCTGTGAGTGGCTGTGAGATATGCTACGATTACGAGGAGAAATCGGGTTGGTCATTCCGGCAGGACTCCTTTAACCGTATGGGCAAGTACAATCTCGAAGGCTATCCCACGAGACCGATGAAGCCCACTATTAAACTAAGGATGATAGGCACCAAATGTAACCTCGGTTGTTTCATGTGCAGAGCCTATGATTCTTCCACGAGACGCATGGAATTGTCACAGGCGGATCTCTGGGATAAATGGAGAGCACTAGGCATAAAGGAGTACGAGGACGAGAAAGTGAGACCCATAGGAAACAAAAGATACAGGGAGGTGCTGTCACACCTCAAGGAGAAGGAAAAACTTATCCACCAGTACAGCATGTATGGGGGCGAGCCATTGATACTGGACAGGGTGTGGGAGATGCTAGACCAGGTGTCCGACGAACATGCCCAGGACCTGTTTGTCTGGATTAGTTCAAATCTCACACAACTGGACTTCAAGGGCAGGAAGGTGGAAGAACTAATTGAGAAATTCCCTAGATTTGACCTAGAAGTTTCCTGTGACCATTATGGAGAGAAACTGAGGTGGATACGCTACCCCATAGAGGTCGAGAAGTTCGAGGGGAACTTGCGCAGGGTAAAGAAGCACATCAAGTACATCATATGCACAGTGAACATACTTAACGTGTTTGACCTACGTGAGATCGAGGACTACTACAGGGAGAACTTTGGCTTGCCGGTGTCCTTCAACAATGTGCTGTACTCCCCGGAGAGTCTTTCCATTAAAAACCTACCCAATAAGTCGGAAATACCTTACGTGCCTGTGGAGATAGAGGCCGAACTGATGAAACCGGCAATTCCTTCGGAACTAGAGAAGGGCATTGAATACATACGCAGTTTAGAAGCACACAGGGGTTTCCCATATCCAGATGGGCTAAAATGGTAATACTATATTGGTAAATAACAACAGTTTTAAATTAAATTCTAATACAAGGAGTGATTGAATGAAAAACATAAAATGGTTGATCGCACACCAACCAGAAAGGCTTTTCCTTAGAACAGCAAAGGCATTTGCGAAAATGTTGGCGGAGGCCACTAAAGATATCAACATAGAGATTTTAACAACAGAACAGTACAAAGAAAAGTACGATCCAGAATTCACGCGAGACAAAATTTTTGATCTAGTACAGGACAATGTGATACAGATGTCCCAGACGGAAGTGTGGGAACTGGGTAACCTAACCCACGACGAGAACTGGTACGTGTTTGACATGCCATGGTTATTCAAGAGCCACGGGCACGCCAGGAGGGTGCTGGAGGGACCTATTGGTGACGTAATGAATCAAAGGCTCGCCAAACAAACAAAAATAAGGGGTCTGGCCTACACTTACTCGGGCGGTTACAGATGTGTGGGATCTAAGGTTCTCATAAAGAACCTTTCGGATCTTCAGACAAAAAAAATCAGGGCCAACTCAAATCCTATCACCCAGGATTACTGGAAAGCGATGGGTGTAGACGTGACTAACCAGAACGTTCACTTTGGAAGCAACGATCCGATCTTGCCCGAAGACATACACGGCAAGGACACCACCTACATCAGATACGAACAAGCAGATGCTTGGTTACACACTGAGCACTCTTTGTTTTTAACCAACATCTTGGTCAGCGAGAAATTCTTTTCAGACCTGTCCCAGGACATGCAGGAAACTTTCAAAAAGATCGCATTCGAGGCCGCAAGGCTGGAGAGAAAGTGGTCGCAGGAAGACGCCGAGAACTTTGTTGCGAAAGCAAGAGAGAAGAACACGCCGATCACGGAACTCTCAGACGACGACAAACAGACAATGAAAGAAAAGTCGAAACCGGTCTATGACAAATGGACCAAACGTTTCATGCCTGGCCTGATAGACGGCATCAACAGACTGCAGTAAGACATTTAAAAAAGGCGGCTACTGTCGCCTTTTTTTACGACCAAAAAATCAGTTGGTTAAATATTTCCATATGAAACTTTCCGAGTACGTCAAAAAATGGGAGTACGACGACCTAGACTATTACAATGACACCATTGGTCATGCTGACTTGTCTCAGCCCGGATGGTGGAGCAAGGGTAATGTGAATGTGCCTCCACTTAATTTTATAAAATCCATAACTAACCGACCTAGGCAAGACGGAAAGGACATGGATAACACATACACCTATGGAGAACACCCTATACTGGACCAGTGGGCAGAGAAATGCTTTCCGAGTATCAAATACAAACAAACCTTGGTACAACTACAAAAACCAGGAGAGAAAGTGGATCCACACGTTGACACACTGCACTCGCAAATCAAAGAATGGATAAAAGCGGAGCCTGGGTTGGGCGACATAGAACACTCTCTAGAAAAACCCAACAAACTCTTCAAGGCTGTGAGATTGTTCGTAGCAGTCGAGGATCACGTGGAGGGACAGGACTTTGTTATAAATGGTGAAAAATGGAAATGGAAAAAAGGTGATGTCATTTCGTTAAACGTTTGGAAGGGTTTACACAACACCATCAACCAAAGTGACGTTTATCGTTATATGATTAAAATAACTGGGTTGGACTCATGAAGATAGATAAATTATGGTCACAGTTTTCAGACAGACAGTTTAAATATCTAGCAAATATTATAGAACACACAGGCGATGGTTCTATCTGTGAGATAGGTGCGTTTGCTGGCAGTGTTGCTCGTGCCATCTGGCCGGCCGCAAAGGTAAAGAACAGGTCACTCTATCTTGTAGACAACTATCTGTTCCTACCGGAAAAATTAAGGCTACCGTTCTTTAAAATGGTTAAAAAAACTGTTTCAGACGATGACAGAATCCATTTGGTTTTGGAGGATAGCCATCAATACGACTGGTCAGCTCACGACTTTATAATTTTTAGTCATGCCGACTATAATCACATGGCAAAAGATTTTAATACCCTAATCAATTTAAAGAATAAAAGTGTGGCACTTGATCTTACACTTAACTGTTTACAGAGGACCAACCTAATATTATCTGCTATTAAGGAAAATATTCTAGCACCAAAATTTTACATAGATGGATTATTGATCTGCGGCGACAACATAGAATGTACTTTACCTTCCGAACATGGGGACTTTTTAGGACATCCAGTAAGGTATGCTAATAAACAAAAGGGTTCTTACAATAAGGCAATCAACGAAATACTGTCAAAGTTAAAGATGGTGTAGAGCCGCTGAGCGGCTCCACAGTGTTCAGATTAGAATGTGAACTTGATTCCAGCCGCGGCATCTTGTGTGTCAACACCGGATGTGACGTCTGTCATTTCAAAGGCACCGTACACACTGAAGTTCTCACCGATCTTCTTCTCGGCTCCTACTGTTGTGTATGCGTTACCATCCTTGATCTTGCCGTAACCCACTGAGTACGTTGTGTCTTCGATCACGTGCGAAGCAACGAATTCGTTGGCCTTGGTATCAAGGTTGGTCGATTCCACAGTCTTGATCGTGTGGTTGTAACCGATCGTTGTGGCATCAGTCAGATCGAATGAAGCACCAACACCCTTGTACTCGATGTTGTTCACTTTGTCATCTGTGTAGGCAATACCTAAATTTAGGTTATCACTCACATCCACAGACGCCGCTGTCTCGTAAACGTCCACACCAGACTTGCCGGTTGTTCCGTCCACTTTGATCAAGTTGTCCAACTGTATCGCACCAAAAGTGTTAGAGTAGACCACTGTGTGTGAGTCCCTGCTGAACAGTTTCTGTGCGGCACCGTTTCCATATTCCGGGAACGCATCTGTCTTAGATGTTACTGCGCCCTTGAACACCGAGTTCTGTCTACCCGCTGATATGATTCCAGCGGTGCCCATGTCCACACCGGCGAAGGCCAGTTTGGAATCGAATGGGTTGGAACCCGAGTCATCCGCGTCGATGTCCACCTCAAGGGTAGCGAATCCGTTCACGCCCTCTGCGATGTCCTGCGAGAAGTTTGCTCCGATCGAGGAACCATTGTTCTCGGCCTTTGATGTTGAAACGCCATTGGCGTCCTCGTTGTTGGAAAGCATGTAGTTCAGTGAACCGTACACTTCCATGTTAGCCGCTTCTGCTGGCTTGGGCTTCATTATGAAACCTATCACTATCAGTGCGATGATGATCGCCGCACCTATAGCCGTCTTCTTCTTTGTTATTTTCATTATAGATTTTTCTCCTATATAGTTTCTATATGACTTGTTTTTACTAATGCGAACACCAACACATGTCAGTGAGAGCATTTGCGATCACTGGCCTTGTGACCGCTCTGGATTGTAAGGCATATTTATCAAAAAAGCAACACTTAATAGTTGCGTTTGGTAAACTTTTTCCATGCGCTTGACGTCGAAT